CAATTAAATAAACAATAAGAATGTAGGCCAGAAGGGCATACATAATACGTCTAAGATCGTTAGATTTAACTCGCGGCAATTACGACGGGACTATTTGTCAAATTGCCTATTGCGACACGCTCGTATCTAGCTCTTTTGTCGCTTACTACATAAAAAACCCCCTAAATGTAGGAGGGAAAAACTGTAGTAAGTTTCAACGTCATAGCTAAATGCGAAAGTCCAATACGTTTCGCAAACTTGCTTCACAATCTGTGGTTGCTCCGCAAGGGCAATTTAGGGGGGGGGGGGCGTTGTATAAACGCCCGTAATAGGGGGACCGAGTAGGTAGAAAAATGAAAAATCTTCGCCAATCGACCGCAAAAGACGGAAGTTGGCTCGGAATTCATCCTCAGTAACTCGGGTGTCATTCTCCACTGGATACACTGTAACAAGTGTACCTTTATTGTACGGCATGGCAGTATAGTTGCCAAGACTGTCTGGGCTCGTTTCGGCGGGAACACCCACCTCTGTGAGAATAGCTGGAGTTCGTTGGTAGAAGGGAACTCCTATCTCCACAAATGGCTCGACAGTAGGAAATTGATAGACATTGCCACGTTGCAAAGTCGAATTGAGGGAGTCATTAACCGTCGCGCCAAGACCATATGGCGTAACTGCGTATCGGAACCCTCTTCCGAGCTTCGAAACCAAGGCAAGCCGAACTCCTCCAGACATATAACGATACAACTGTGTCACATAAGTCCAAACATCAATCTTCTGAGAAAGAAGTGATGCTGTCAGGGGAAGCGAGTCTTCCCATGTGGGCTGGAAAGGTTGAATTGGATTAACAAAGCGAGATTCCATTTCCGTATATCTTTTAAGGAGAGTTCGAAGTGATTCAACCACTTCACCAGTTCCAAGTTCATTCATGTCGAAGAGTGTTGTTTTCGACAATGGCGCGATGTCATTAGACTGCGCGAGACCTGAGAAGACGACAATTGGTGTGTCGACCTCTGGGCCCCGCACAATGCTGATGTTATCGGAGGCCGCATCTCCTGTTGACAAAACAGGGCCAGCAAACTGGAAATCTTTTCCACCAGCCACTTCAACAATGATATCAATGCTGTCAGCGGTAGTAGTCGGATTCCTGAGCGCATTCACGACAGAAACATACAACATGCCAGTTGGCACAGTGTACGCGAGTCGAGTAGGATTAGACCTGTCAATAAGGGAGCGAATGGACTTGAATGGGGCGTTATGGATGAACGGAACCTCGAAGTTAATAACACTCGTGTGCCTGAGATCATAAATCTGCCTATAACACTTGGAAAGGTCAATATTTCCAAACGCTGTGTCAATACCGGCTCCCGGGACATAAGTCACCATTATCCTTCCAGAGTGGAAAGGCGTCTTAACCAACCGCAAAGTGTAAGCAATAGCACCACGATAACAGAGAAACAATGGAGACAAGTAGCTCAAAAAAGTATTGAAAAACGTGACTCCAACAGCATCTCTGCCGGTGTAATTTGCCTTT